GAATCGGGTTTTGATGATTGGTCCGCTAATTAGTCTCACGAATCACTCCGCGTCGTAACCGTCGAACCATTCACCAGTCTTTCGGGTGGCAGGATCTTTGCAGTGCGCTTGAGCCTCCTCAAGAGTCAAGCCGCGTTGAATCACGCGGTTGTTCTTGTTGAGGTGTGGAGCGTAAAACCGGATGATGGAATAAGTTTTCATGATTGAAAAAAGAACCCCGGATTAACCGGGGCGATTCAGTGTCAGGCCGTAATCGTTGCGGAGAATCAACTCAAAAGCGTCTAAGACTTTAAGCTTAGAACCTTTTAAGCTGAATTCTTTTTTGACGATTGAGTAAGCACTGGGGCGGTGAGATGAGATCCGGAAGCCTTTGGTTTCCATCACTAATCCTTTCCAAAGCATCATCAGCCTGTAGGTTCCGATGCTCTCGCCAGTGATCACGAACCCGTCGTTGCCGAAAGTTTCAACAGTCATTGAGTAACAGTCTCCAGTTTGTGGTGATAATTGGGGCGGATCCTCGCAGCGTAAAAGAGAAGCCTTTCGGCTTCCCTCCTGCTACGTGGTGCCCCATAAGTGACCCATCCAAGGCCTCCCGATTGTGGGATGCCTCGCCAGACTTGAACTAGATAAGCCATCAGCGGATCACCCGGACGTATGTCTGAGTGCCGCTGTGGCTGTGACTGGTGCGACTGTCAGCCGGCTGATAGAAGAACAGCCAGACTGAAGCCGCTGCGGTGACTGCGATCAGTGAACGCGTGGCGAAAGTCTCAAGTGTCATCACTTGGCCTCCGCTTCGTCACGCTTGCGCAGTTCTTCAGTCATCAGACTGATCAGCTCCTCTTGTGTGGAGCGGCTCAAGCGGTGGACCACGTACTCCTTCATGGCATCTCGGAAGACGCCATAGGGGAGACTCAGTTCGATGCTGTCGCCGCTGGTCTCACAAGTGACTGACAGGCTGCTGCTGTAGATCTCAACACGACCACGAGCGATGCTGTGGTGCGTCGTTGTCTTGGTTTCCATAGGTTAAGTAGGGTTGGCTTTTGCTCTTGTCTGATAGCGGCGCTTGGGAGCGCTGTGACCGCGTAGAAGTGCTGCCAGTGCTGACGGGATGAACCCGGACCGGCTGGCAGATCCTGCGATCCGCTATCAAAGCCCTGTTTTCGTGACACGGCAGGACCACCGAGGCTCACGCTTTTCGGCCGTGAGCAGGACCATCGTCTGAGGTACTGGGGCTTCCCTGTTTGTTGCTACCAGTGTATCACAGGTTGGTGATACTTACCAGCGCTGGCTGAGTGAGATAAACTCTCTCCCCCTCGCTGATACTACTATTGTAAGGCATCAGTGGGCACATGGGGGGTGGTGTTGCTGTTATTGTAATACTTTGTAACAGGCGGGGAACCTAAACATATATCTGGCTAACAGCACTCGTGTAATAAAAAAGCCCCCTAAGTGGGGGGCGGGGGTTTGAAGTTGTGAGCGTGGGGATCAGTCGCCCTTATCTTCGATGGAGATCTTAAGTTCGGGGGCTTGAATATTGACGGTCTCGACGGACTCGCCAATCACCCGTCCGATGGAGTCGAGCACCTGGCTTGCGGTTTGCAGCTGCCCCTTCTTCAAAGCCTGATGAAATAGTTTGGTGCGCATGTGTTGAAGACGCGCCAGCATATTTTCGCGGTCACGTTGCCAGTCTTCTTCGTTCCATTCTTTGATGGCGGCCCAATCGCGCCAAGCAGTAGGAATTGAGACCTGTTCTTTCTCAGCGTGTTCGTAAACGAGTGCCCGAGCAGACAATCCGTCTAGCTGCCGACGGTACAAACGCCGCCTACGGTCTTCAATAACAGCATCAGGCGAGCGTCCGGGATTCATTGCATATTTGACTGCTGTTCCCTGATGTTACCCCTTGCTAAGGCCATTTGAAGGGGGGTAGGGGTTGAAAACCTGTGTAATGTACTAGGTTTTTTCGAGCGACAAACGCTTCAGAGTTTTAGTTGCCGGTCGTCGATTCGGCAAATCATATCTTTCATGCGTTGAACTACTTCGTGGAGCGCTCAACCGTCCTGGCGAAACGTTTTTTTATTGTGCTCCGACTTATCGGATGGCCAAAGATATTGCGTGGAGAGCGTTAAAAAAGCTGGTTCCGAAGGTTTGGATCCACAGTAAGAACGAAACAGACCTACGAATCGAGCTAATTAACGGTTCAACGATTGAATTGAAGGGTACTGAAAACGCAATGGCGCTTCGTGGCCGAAGTTTGTCGGGCGTAGTGCTTGATGAAGCTGCATTTATGGATTCGGAGGTGTGGTTTGAGGTAATTCGACCTGCTTTGGCGGATAAGGAGGGTTGGGCGTTGTTTATTTCGACGCCAGACGGTACAGCTAGTTGGTTTTACGACTTGTGGTGTTATGTCCCGGAGGATGAGACCAAAGAATGGCAGCGATGGAGCTATACAACGATTGAAGGAGGAAACGTCAGCAAGCAAGAGGTCGAAGCAGCCCGCGCTCAACTTGATTCGCGCACGTTCCGCCAGGAATTCGAAGCGTCCTTCGAGAATCTGACTGGCTTGGTGGCCATCAGCTTTTCTGATGACAACATTTCAACGGAAGCCAAGGACATTTCGATCCAGCCGTTGCTGCTGGGCGTTGATTTCAACGTGGATCCCATGTCTGGTATCTGTGCGGTTAAGGATCAGGACACGTTGTACGTGTTTGACGAGATCATGCTTACAGGCGGGGCAACGACCTGGGATTTTGCAGAAGAGGTCACCCGTAGGTATGGGGTGGATCGTCGGGTTATCGCGTGTCCTGACCCAACAGGCGGAGCCCGGAAAACCAGTGGCGTTGGCGTAACGGACCACGCAATCCTCAGGCGCAGTGGTTTTACGGTTCAAAGCCCCAGATCACCGTGGAAGATCCGAGACAAGATCACAGCAGTCAATACAGGCTTGATGGATGCTTCTGGAGCGCGAAGGGTAAAGATCCATCCGAGGTGTAAGGAGCTGATCAAGTCGTTGCGGACGTTGACTTATGCCCCTGGCACTGGTCTTCCTAACAAAAATCTGGGAGTGGACCATGCATTCGACGCTTTCGGGTATCTTGTCCTTCAGCAGTTCAACTTGGCCAAGCCTGAGGCCATGGGGACTACGACATACCGCCTGTATTAAGGATGTTTCGTGCTTTGAATGCGCCTCGCTGCCCCGAATGTGGGTCAGAGGACACCCGTGTTTTGGGAAAGTACACGTCACAGGAGGGGGATTCAGTACGAGATCGTGTTTGCCGAGACTGTGACCACCGTTGGAGGACGTTGCAACCACCTGAGGAGGTGCTGGACCCGTCGATTTTGGTCAAGTTTCCACGCTGGAAGTCACCTGAGGGCAGTCGGCGTCAAGTAACGCTGGAATACGCCTCTAAGGGCAGTTAAACTGGGTGTATTCCATGTTTATTTGTTATGCCTAAGGGACCGGGAACTTACGGCACGCAAAAAGGCCGTCCGCCCAAGAAGAAAAAGGGCATGAAAAAAGGCAGCAAAAAGATGCGGTGCAGCTGTGGCCAGTGAAGACGTCCCAACTAATAGGGCGCTTTACGACCGCGTAAAAGCGGAAGCCAAGCGCAAGTTCGCGGTTTATCCGAGCGCGTATGCAAATGCGTGGCTGGTACGCGAGTACAAAGCGCGTATGGCCAAGCTAGGTAAAGTCCCTTACCGAAAAGAAACCAGTGGCGGAACGAAAAAAACCACGAAAACCCGCAAAACCAAAAAGTAAAGGCCGTGGTGGCCTTGGCAGATGGTTTGACGAGAAATGGGTCGATATAAAGACCGGAAAGCCTTGTGGCCGCTCCAAAGGCGAGGACAGGGCGTATCCAGCGTGTAGACCATCACGCAGGGTGTCAGATAAGACGCCAAAAACCACAAAAGAGATGAGTCCTGCAGAAAAGGCTCGTTTTAAGAAAGAAAAGACAGGTTCAAAGAAGATTTCTTATCAACATCGACGGCGTAAGGCGAAAAAGAAGAAGTCTTGAGATGGCTTGTGGGTTGTGAACGGTTAGAATCAACCGTATAGACCCTTCCTATGTCTACTCATGGCCATCCTTCGCGGAGAGCAAGGTGCGGTCCAGTTTGACGCTGCTGGCTCTTCTAACGCCACCATCGTTGGAACCCGCAGCTGGACACTGAACATCACCAAAGACACGCTGGACGTCACCGATCACGGTGATACCAATCGTTCATTTGTTGGCAGCCTGATTTCAGGTTCCGGCACTGTTGAGCTGGTGTACGACCCAGATGCCACTGGTCAAGCTGCTTTTATCGAAGACGTAATTACCGCTTCGGATACTGCAGACGCCACGTTTGAGCTGTTTACCACCGGCACCACCTCCGGTACTGACAGCGTGAGCTTTGCGGGCATCATCACCAGCATGGATATTGCGTCCACTGTTGGCGATTTGGTCGTTGCCACTTGCAACTTCATCACCAGCGGTGCCATTACTTCCAACCTTGAATAAGGGTTAGAACGATGGCAGAGCGCAAAAAGCGTAAGCGTGGTCCCAACCTTAGTGTTGGCCGTGGCGAGAAGCTGCCTGCTAGTAAA